CGTATTGTTTGGTGATTTACCAACAAATTTCTATCTTGGAATGCATGGCGAAGTAATTTACTTAGATAAAGAAGATGATATTTTACAAATGGCATCAAAAGCAGATCTTGTTTCAGAATATGAGAAATTCAAAAACAGCTGCGATTGATACCATTGCAGGATTTATAATTTTATCAGCCCGCGGATCCGCGCGATGATTATTACCGTAACCAAAATTCCAATCAGCGTCAGAATAGAAAACAGCACGTTACGCTGATTCTTCACCCTAAGTACCTCGATCTCTACCCTCGCCTTCCCCGCCTTCAAATCAGCAATTTCGGTTTCGTAGTTACTGGCTTGCGTCAATCGGTCGGTTTCTGACTGCTCGAATGATTTCCTCAAGGACTGCGTTTTCGTCCGTTCCTGAGATAATTGACTGTTCAAGCTCGTCGATTCCGCTTGCAAGTCCTGCGCTATGGTCTTCAATACGCTCACCTGCGAGAGCCAGGTTTGTTTGTCCTGCTGCCAGGTCTGCGATATCGTTTCGAGCCTGGTTAACTCCATCCCCGATATCCGGAACCACGGCTCGGCCGGCAGATTGGCAGCCAACAAACAAAATAAGGCACATAACACAAAAAAGTATTTTTTGCACATCGTCACCCCTCGATCTTTGCGATCATTGTTTCCAGTTCTGCGATACGTTCATCGTGTTTCTCGATTTTCTGTTTGCAGAACGCCACCCGGTTCTTATCCTTGAGGATCTCGTACATCGGCATGTACTGGGAGTACATTGTCGATTTATCCCGGTACTCATCGACACAGGCTTTTACGGCATCGAGCGTGAACCGATGAACGATCTCGGTAACGGCATCGGCGTCACAGTTCTGGACCGGGAGTTTCGAGCACTCAATAACCTTCGCGGTCTCCTTTTTAACTTTACCATTGATCTCCCCGGAAACATCCCACACGTAATCCTTGAAAAGCTTCTCGGTGATCAGTTTTTCAAAACCGTTCTTCCGGCGCCGAGCTTGGAGAATCGATTCAACCAGCAGGCCAAGGCACGAGGTCGAACTGATATCGCTCAGACGATAGGTAAGATCAGGGATGATACCATCGATCCTTTCTTTTTTACGTTGCTCGATCTGCCGGCAGTTATCGCTCATGATATACATGAGGCCCTGACTGTCGACGTTTTGCTTCTCACCATCGGAGCCCGGTACTTCAATGGTTTTGTCTCCAATCCCTGCTTTGAATCCTTTTTTCATCAGCAAAATAAATACGAGTAATCCGATGAACGCAATTACTCCCCAACCGACTACCGGTATTCCTGTTAAAGTCATATTTCTACCCTCCCCTTAATACGCAATTTCGTTAAAAAACTCAGTACACAAACAATTAACTACAGCCCGTAATAGTCTATAGAAAATTATTTCATTCGATTTATGAACCGCCTACCCTTAATATTTGCATTTTTCCACCGGCATAATAAGAGCGCGCTGAAACATCATTACTAATAAAAACTGTTTGATTAGCAGTTGCGGAAAACAGATAGGAGAATTCACCGAACCATGAACTATTTTCAGAACGTGTTTTTCCAATTTGTTTTTTAACACCACCTACTGAGATGGAAATCCAATCATCGCCGGTGGTATCTATTTTTCGCAAATATTGAACGGTGATTAAATAAATTCCAGAAACCGGAACGGTAAAAAATCCCGCTGTAGTTAGTGAAGTTCCATAGTTTTTAATAATTGTAGCGAAAGGTATCGCCACTCCGATAGCGTATGAGGCAGTATTAGCGGGCTGTTCAGCCGATACAAAAATAGATAATATATCGGCAGTGCCATCGAAAGGCATACCGTTAATATTTCGCGCAGTCTCCAGTTTGCGCGCGTTAATATTCCCCGAAACAACGCCATTTTCAGCATTTAAATAAACCGAACCAGATGAATCCTCAAGCGTCAAGGTTTTGATTGCTATTTGTGAGAAACTCCATAAATCACCAGTTACCATTCCGGTTATCGATGAATAACTTATTTTAATCCCATAACCAGTCAAAACATATTGAATACCAACGGCGATCCTTTGTGCTGTGTTCCATGTTCCGTCCGCTACCCTCCATTTCATGAATGGTGTAAAAATACCTGATGTTGAACTGTATTTCCCAGATGAAGTATATCCTATCAAAACTCCGGAAATGTTCAGCATCGCTATTAATGAAATTGAAACTGACTTTTCAAACCACGTAATCAAATCATAAGAATATCTTATTATTCCTCCGGTCATACAAATATATATACCCGAAATGAATTGAATATAGAGATGAAGTTCGTTTGTCGTCATTAACTGAGAGTTCGTTAAATTTTTTCCAGACGTCCACGATTGAGTTCCGATAATCGTCCAGGTTGGAATCGTTGAAAGATCAGGACTTGTATACCATACCCCTGTTGTCCAGTTTACAAGAATATATTTCGAGTTTGCATAATCCAAACTAAATGATTGACCGTTTTGAGTAAATGGAAGAGAACACATTGAATATCCGGGGAACTTGAAAGATGCCCACCCGGCAATATTTCTTACAAGCGTAAATTCTCCTGCACCATCAAGAATGGAACAATAGTTTCCACCAAGAGTTGTTCCAGCGCTCCATGACGATCCGTCCGATGAGGTATAAACTGTTTTCGTTGCATGGGGTTCAACCGTCAAGACAACCAGACTTCCAGAACATGCAGAAATTCCAAGTATAGTTTCATCGCCATAATAACTCGTGAACTTATGATCGAAATAAAAACTATAACCGTCAGTGCAGCTTAATAGATTTACGCCTGAGAAGGTATAATATTTTGTTCCGAATTTTACGATGTGATTATTTCCAAAAGTACCTACGTTCTGGAGTAACCAATTCCCTCCGGGGGTATCCGTAACACTGTCAACTTTTACCTCGATATCAGCCGGGGTAAGTCCAGTCTCAATAAGTTCAAGAGAATTGATTCCAGATCCGGTAAACGTGATTCCAGAAACACCAACATTTTCACGTAATGATAAACGAGATGTTTTATTTACAGGACCACCGATACCCATCGTTCCGGATAGTTCTGCTCGGCCGGTAGCTCCGTTTACTTCGAATACGGTTACGGTATTCGATGCGTTCCGAACCTTGAAAATACCGAGAATCGTTGAAGACAGCGCGTCAACCAGGAAGGATTGAAGTTTAATCGCCATGCGCCAAATACCAGAGGAATCCTTCCATCGTCTGAAGAAAGAAGGATCAGCGGGAACTGTTCCGGAACCATCAGAGCCGAGTAAAAATGTTCCGGGTGCATCCGGTTCCCCTGGAACTCCGCCAGAAAGAACAAGTTTATAGTTTTCAGCATCGTCTCCATAGAGCGCTCCGGCTTTTCCGTCAACGAAGGTCATGTTTTCAACGTATAGTGTTCGAGCGACAACGGCGCCATCATCGATCTGCGCTTCTTTTATTGCCTTGGCAACGATATCGACGGATCCGGTCGGACGTGCGAGAACCCCATAAGCGGCAGTCCATACTCCCGTGGTAATGGCTGCAGGAAACGACGTTGTTGGTTTTGCCGTTACCCCGCGGACACGATACCAGAACTTTGTATCGACTGGTAAATTATCACCTTGACCGGTAAGCGGCAGGCTTTGAGAAATCTGTTCGACGGATACAAATAGCTCGCCGGCCGTACCGTCGGTGAAATTGCTTTCGCTGGAACGAGCATCAAGCGTAATATCTGGTTTCAACCAGTCTGCTTCATCCGGATCGGTATCTTTTTTACAAATCTGAACCTGATACCCGAATTTCCCGTACTGCTTTCCAGCGGTCCAATTCAGTACAGCCTCACGGCCATTACAGTATGGAGAGACGGTAGGTACAGGAGGAATCCAGGTTCCATAATTAACCGTATTTACGGGTTGACCTGAAGAGCTCGGGGAATAGTCGAGCGAAACTTTATTATGCAGGTTTTCTGCTTTTACCCGTACTCGCCATGATGAAAGATCTGAAACCTCTGGATAACCATCAGTATTGCGATTAAAATAATAATTGAACCCGTTTTTCGTACTATAAAGAGTCCACCAGGATGCGCCGGTATCATCGGAGATCTGAATAATAAACCGTTTCAGAACATTATCCAGGCCCGCCCCGCTCCACGGCCATGAAATTTCAAGATAGTCTTGTCGGGCGGTTACCATAACGGAATCAATCGTATCGGGAATTGAATCATTCGTTCCGTTACTTATAATCTCAACAGCAGCGCCAATATCATCAATTGAGGCATAATGTGGTGGGTATTGAATGATCGCGGACATTGATAATGGCTTACTAGTTTTCGAATCAAATTCCGGCATCGGTCCGGAGTCAGCCGTATAAATTGCAGGATCATAAGGAACCAGTATCAAATCGAACGTCTGATCATCACCAGGAGTTTTTCCTACCACCAGGGCATCAATTGCGATTTTTGAGTATTCACCAAAAGTGACGATATCATCAATGGAAGGGCGAATGGAATCAATTACGGGTATGGGTACTGTAAAGGTAAATGAGTTCACATAACCGATAAAAGTAATTACCTGCTGAGTCCGGACAGATGGGTTTGAATATCCATCAGCCTGAATAATTTTAATACCATATTGAAGCCCATCGGCCATTTCGAAAAATGAATCACACACGATTCCGGTAATAAATCCTCCGGAAGTGATCAATTCCGTGATAATGCCACCTTCATTCAAGCCAACGGAAATAGTTTCATCCTGAACAGAAATAAGTGAACCAATAGGAATATTATACCCTTCAAGGGACACTTTTCTTGACCAAACTTCGGGCCGCAGTTTCATGCAGGCAAGAATGTATCGACCTTGCTTAAAAATATGATTTCGATTGGTTATAAACGGAAGCTCAATATCCTGAAAAACCATGTCCGGATCTTCAGATAACTTTCCGTCGTACATGACGTACATTTCGTTTGTTTGATATCCATCGGCTTCATCAATAAAAGTTATTTTTAATCCATCCGGCAAAATATCAAAGGTCTTGGTGTTGGTTGCCGATATTGTATTTTGTTGATTCAAAACGGTTACCGGATATGAACGTTCATTATCGATCAGGGGAGCATACTTTCCATCCCGAATGATTAATTGAGATCGACAGGTTGTTAATATCTGATCAACTAGATCTCTCTCCTTAGTATCAGCGGTTATTCCTGCGTTGCACGTAAATCCTTTCGTCGCACAAAAGGTATAAAGAGCCCCAAACGCATTCATATCGAGTTCAGAATCAAGGTATGGCTCTTTACCCATCGATGGCTGCTGGAGGCCCAGTAATGCTGCTGAGGCGGGATTATTCGAGACCGTTCCGGATGTTTTCGCATCAGCCATGGTCGTCCACGATGATCCTGACCAGGTGCGCGCAACAGATTCGAGAATCATATTAAACTTAGAAATTGTTCCTGCTATTTCATCACCGGCCCGAATCTTGAAACCAATACGGCAGGTGATCTGTCTTGTTTTTTCGATCAAAGGAACTTGAGGTATGAGTGAAAGTTCTGTTTTTGATTTCGATTTATCAAAACAATATGTTCGAATCGCTGACCAAATTATTGTATCGGCGGATCGATTGTCGTTGGCCTGATGATTCATTCGAGTCATTCTTAGTTCGACAACACCTTCCGGAACAGCCGTTATTTCTGAATATTCAAATTCATAGATTGATACAAAACGGGCTTGCTTGTTTTTATTTCGAGTAAATGTGCTTGTTCCGGTAACAGCATTATAACTAGTAGATCCATGAAAAGAAGGAAAATTGGTCCATCCCGTATCCGGATCATCCCCCGGACTACTTAATGGCCTCCACTGAGCCCTGACCATTACGGATCTGTTCTCTATATCACCGTTACTACTATTTCCATAAAGGCCGTTATTAAAAAGTATTTCCAATTCGATTTTCATTGGGTTGTTAGCACTGAATCTAATCGGATTACTCGGACCAACTTCCGTCGCGACATTATATAGTTCAATACTTAGCTGTTCTTCAATTACTTTTTGGGTATAGAGAGATACTTCATTAGATTGTTGAATTTCAATCTGAGTTCTATATCCTTTTCGAGTTCCATCATCCGCATAAGGATATAAACCATCAGGGGAGATAAAGCCATTGAATACGCCGACATCATTACTTGCAAGCAGTAGATCTCCCAACTGTAATTGCGATACCTTAATATTGGAATATCCCAGCATGTATAGACCGATGAAATATTGGTTTTCACCATCACTGCCATCAGTCGGATCAATCCAGGTATATGGGCTTCCGCAATAATACGGTGTAAAAAGATGTTTACCAAGTATGAGCGGTACCGACATCCCTAATCCGGATTGATTTTTTGCTCCTCTGAGTTGAGGTATTTTTTCAAGCGAGCTCGTATCGGATGTGTCAGGAGTTAAAATTCCTTTCATCCATGAAACAAAATGTTCCCAGATGTGTTTTCCAGAAATACCGTATGTGATCAGGTCGGCAGCAATAAAAGCACCACCGATAACAATTATCTTAAATACAAAAGCAACGACAGCCACAGCCGCACCTGGATATTCGCGGATTAAACATACATCATTGTTTTGCAAAATGTAATTTTCGTCGCGTTTAATCCCATTAATAAAAACTGTTGAATTTCCATGGTTGAAAATTATTGCATCTTTTAGAGCGATGGCTTCTTTGAATTCAAATTGTTCTTTTTCATCAGAAAAAGGATTTCTGAAAATTGTAATTATTGCCATGTATAATACCCCTCGATCCGCTTGCTGTAGCCACTAAATTCTGAAACTCGAACGTTTATATCTTTCATTGCATGAATAAAGCTTCCGTCTCCGAGACAAACACCTATATGGCTTGGTCTTCCTCCGACGGTAATTACTACAACCGCTCCAGGTAGTGGAGTGTTTATTCTTTTAGCTTTGGCTGTAAATTTTTGAGATTCTATTAAGATTTCATTCGATGATCTATCAATTGATGAGTAAAAAGCATCTGGAAGTATCTTTCCAAAACGCTTGCAGGCCTCAATGGCGAGTCCGTAGCAGTCGTAAGCGTCAGGACCGCGTCCATGTACCTTGTAGGGTTTTCCGATGAGATCACGAACCTCTATCATGCTACGCCTGGGCATTTCTGCGCCGTCATTTTATCGCAAGGGGTAACGATGTCCATTCTTGTGTCATATTTCATTTGCCAGGTGGCGGCCGATCCGTCCCAACTTACCGATGCAAGGTCAAATTTCCATTCCTCAATCGGTTCAAATAAAATGGCCCCATTGTCATAATAAAAAGAAGCAGTTACAACGGCCTTTGCTCTACCGAATAAATTCCGTATTACTAGGATTATCTCACTATCAATCGCTGAGATTGTAATCGAACCGTCGCCCATTTTTTTATCGTTATATTTTGGAGGTGTATATTTAAAACATGATGCAAGGTATACATATCCAAGATATGTCATGTTTTCATCTGAATTTACTAGCCGAATAACTCCTCCAGGTATATCGGCATGGGTAATTTCAATAAGTGCCGGAAATTGTGCATTTGTTCTGAGTCGATACATTTGTTGAAGTGCCTTAGGTGAAGGGTTCATGCTGTCTCCCATGACATCGTGACTTTCAGGGTATCTCGGCCATATTGAGACCATTGATACGGCGGAAGAATTATATATTCCGCATTTCCGGTACCGGCCACCTTCGGAAACTGAAAAGAGAGTGACCCGAGGCGAAGGGACCCTTCAAACCACGATTCGAATAGTTGAAATTCGGCTCGTGTGAATACCATTACGATTGATAACGGTTTGGGAGCCGAAGTCGACTGAACCCGGATTTTTTTCTTTCCGCTGCGCATGGTATCGCTGGTAATTCCGTTTCGGCCGGCACCTGAGGATTCATTTCTGATTATTTGGTTCACACCAACAGGCCATGTTATCAATTGCTCAACCTCCTTCCTTGGAGTCGACGATCCCTGGCATCCAGGGCTCCATCGAGTTCTCCAGAGGCAATATCATTTCGTGTAATTTTCCGAACGATTGCGACTATCTCTTTTGTTCCATCTGAATTCGTTTTCTCTTCTTTTGATACCTCAACGTCTGATCCGACATTATTGACAACGGTGAAATAGACCTTCGTATCACCAGAATTTCCGAGAGACCCGGGTGTTTTCGTGGCAATCAAATAATCATCCGGATCGGTGGTAATTACTTTTCCACCCGGGGCGATGATCGCGTCATTTACTGATACGGTTGAATTTGCGTAATCAGCTGATTTACTTTTAAGGGTTGTCTGATAATACAGCGCATCGCTTCTGGCCTGATCGATTAGGCTTGAGAGCTGATCGGCGATTGTTTGGAGTTTATCGGCCTCGGACTGGCTGCTGGTATCATTCATCATGGCATTCAGATAACCGCCGGCAACTCCGGCAAGTCCTGATACGGCCATTAATGCAAGTCCACCATAAATATTCCCGCTTATGGCGAGTTCAAAACCTGCCTGGAATAACATGGCTGGAACGTTATTGATAATAGACTTTAACATCGAACGGCCGAATGCTTCTGCGGCATTTGCTCCATCATATAAAGCAGCGCCCACATCCCGAAGTCCGTCGAAAGTGGCGTTTGCGGCGAGTTGAGCAAATTGTGGACCGAGCGATTTGAGTTTATCTTCAAGCCCACTCAGTGAATCGGTAAGAGACATTATTTGCGTATTTTTTTTATCAAGGTCTGTTTCTTCACCGGATTGAAGATCACCATAATTCATGCTGAACCCTGTTTGATTTTCGACAGGTGCAAGAGCAAATGGATTCTTTGTATCTGGCATGAAATTCGGATTTTCAGGAGATCCATACTGATATCCCGTCATTCCAGTTTTTGCATCGGCCATGGATTGAATCTTTTTACGATAATTATCCATTTCGACAATTGTTTTTTCATCAGATTTCCAAAGTCCTGATTTCATGAGCGTTTCGAGCGCTTTCGATATATCTGAGGCATATTCTGTATACACATCGCGAATACTTCCGCCGGTCATTTTAGCGAAAGCAAGGGCACCGTTTAATGAGGATTCAGTTTTTGATTGATATTCTTCAAAGGCTGCACTTCCGGAGCTAACATTTTCAACTCCCAAAGCTGATTTTAGTGGTTCTTGCCATTTACTTTTAGAAGCTTGATCTTTTTCTTTCTGATCTTTAAGAGCATCGGCCTTTTGTTTTTTTTCAGCTTCGGCGGCATCGGATCGAAATTTCGCAATACGTTCCTCCCATTCCGCTTTTACCTTCAGGGCATCAATTTGGGAATTTAACGCTGTGACTTCTTTTTGGCTGGTTGTTACAAAATGAGCGACTTCGCCTATAAGCTCGGCGCGGTTAAACAAAAGACCGCGGATAATATGGACCTGCCCGATTTTTGCTTTCAAAAGAACGATCTGTTGATCTATGCTAAGCGTTTCCCCGGCATCTTGGGCCGCTATGGCTTGTTTTAATGCTAATTGATACTCGAGCTCGTTTGATTGTCCCTGAAGGGCTACTGTGAGCACGTCGGCACTATTCTTGGCCAGATCTGAAATACCATTTGCATCGGCAACCAATGCAATATAGCTTTTCCAGGTATCTTGCAAAGTGGACATTTTTCCTTCAAGAGTAACTGCTCCACGGGCCATTCCATTATAAAAAGCCCCGCCGGCCCCTGTCATGTCCTGAAAGGCCTTTACGACGACTTCTTTCGTTACCTTACCGTTTCCTACCATATCGCCGAGTTCTTCGTTTGAGACCCCGAGAACCTTCGCTAGAGCGTCATAAATAGGCAGGCCGGCCATGGCAAACTGTTTGATATCCATAGTTGACGCTTTTCCAACGGACATAATTTGAGCGTAATTGAGTGCGATCCGATCGAGTTTTTCTTGGCTTCCGCCTGCAGCATCTCCGAGGTTCTGAAGCGTCGAAATCAGATCGCCGGCGGCGACACCGGATTGTTTCAGCATAATTGCTGAGTCGGTAATACCGGGCATATTGAATGGGGTTCGATTGGCAAAATCTTTCAGGTCTTGAAAAGTTTTTCCTGCCAGTTCTGCGCTACCCATTACGGTTTCAAGGTTTGCGCGGATCATTTCCAGTTGACCTGAGGCGGCCAAGGAAGATTGAACCAGGTTTACTCCGGCTTGAGCAACTTTTTTAATGGCTTCCGCAGCTAAGGTTCCTGCAGCAACTGAACCAATCAGTCCATTCTTCAGGTCAGCGCCGAAACCAGTAGCTTTCTTTCCGGCTTTTTCAGATTCTGCGCCAACCTCTTTAGCCTTTTTCGTAAATACATCGAGATTACCGGAAGCAGTTACGACGCCTTTAGAGTCAATTTCAAGTACAAGTTTCGATAAATCAGGCATCGTTCACCTCCTCAAGTAGTTTTTGCTTTTCATCTTCAGCCCAGTTTTTCATCCGAAAAATGAGATGTACTTCGTAAATCGTGAACCGGAACTGATAAATCCCCTGGAAACTTTCGACGGTCGCCGGAGTTATAATCGAATCGCTGGCGTTATACAGATCGATGAATTGACCAAAGAGCCAGGCGAAACATTCAGGCGGCGGAATCTCCATATAATCCGCAAATGCGTTATATTCGTCCGATCCTTTTTCCGGAATGCCGAACTCTTTGAAAAAGAAGTCTCGATCATCCCGGTTCCGGATTATTTGTCGGTCTCTCCCTTTTCCGACGGAATGGGGGAAGTTGAGGAAGAAGAACTTTCGAACGGTTCGCTCGAGGCCTTCTTCGGCTTGGATAAAAAATTGGCGCGTTTCTCCGAGAAAAACCAGATCGAGTCCTGGATATCAGGAATCGCTTCAAAGATCTTCAGGTACGACGCTTTCGAAGCCGTGAGGGTTTCACCGGCAAGAACAATCGGCTGACCATCGGTAGAGCGCATGTCGCGGATCCGAAGTGCGACGCCTTTCCGGGCCTGTTCGTTGATATCAAACTGTTCCGCTTCTTCTTTGGTCATCTTGGGGAACATCCGGGACTGCTCAGTGATGAACTTCTTCACGATATCGGAATCCTTTCCGATTACGAGAAATTCGACACCAATTTTCTTTCCGTTCAGTTCGGGCTCGAACCAAACACCCTTCTCCGCGTTTTCCTGAGTTACAAATCCATCGAGTTTCATTTCAGTTTTCATCCTTCATCTTTATTTTGACGTCAGCCTTGAACGCTTCAAAAAGCGCGGGCTTGGTTACGAATAATAGCGGGCATTTTTTCCAGCCCACAACTTCATAGTGCGTGAGAATCTGCGTGGCCGGATCAAGTTTGTACTTCCGGCAGAGGTACGCGCATAAACCGGTCGCGGATTCTATGGTATCGACAGTGAACCGGCCCTGATCGTCGATGTGGGCCAGTTCAATTCCGATTGAGCAGCTGTTCGGTGAGATATTCTTTGGATCGGAGGCGTATTTTCCGAAAACCTTTCGAGCAAGATCGGTATATACTTCGGATCCAACGTGATAGGCCTTTTCGTTTTCCGGGATACACCGGATTATCTCTCCTGTTTGGTCAATGATGTAATGCGCCGAGGCCGACCGGTCCGGGATTGCATCCATGGCATCCTGCCCCTTTAGCGTTTCGAAGTAATCCCGGGCTTCCATTGCGGTCTGTTTTGCTTTTCCGAGGTAATGAATCACGATTCCGCGCACTTCCGGCAGTTCTTTCCCAGGTCTTGAGAATCCGTTGACTGTCAGAGGTGCTTCAATGATCTTTTTCATTCATCACACCCACTTCGCATAGAGCGTCAGGGCGACTTCGACAACGACCGGAGTTCCGACGGCGTAATCGTCTCCGAGGCCAGTTGCCAGGGTGTTCCATCCGGAGAAAACCTTACCGGTTTTGACCAAAAGCCCGGAGTTAGCCGCGGCATAGGACACGGATCCGGCTTCCAGTTTGGTTACCACGGGCGGCACGGTACCGCCAGTAGATGTATTTCCGTCATAGGTCAACGAGAACACCGGGGCGGCAGTCACGAGGGTCCGGGTGATCTTCACGACATCAGAGCCGAAGGCGGTCCAATTGTAGGACGGAACAAGTTCGTCTTTTCCGGAAGCTGCCGAGCTGTGCGATTCGAGTTTGATATTCGAAAACTCAATGAGATATTTGTTTCCAGCCGCGTCGTCCACTTCAACGCCGATGGTGATTTTGGTACCATTCACGGCTTTATTGAATAGGATCTCATCGGAAAGGTACGCGGACAGCGATCCGGTAACGTCGAACATCTTTTCAACCGTATCCGATTCATCTACGAAAAGGGCCGGAAGCAGCGCGTTGTTGTTCTTGAGCGAAAACTTGAGTTCCTTCGCATAGGTGAAGGTAACCGCGTCGACCTTCAGAAATCCCCGGCGGCTGGTAAACGCCGAAGTAGTTAAAGCGGCCGGGAAAACCGTGAGGCCGGTTACCGGATTGATGGTTTCTAGGATCGGGTCATTGACTCCCATGAACGCGAAGTTTCCGGTAACGAGTGCGTTTACGGCCAGTGAAAGATCGAAGGAATCAACCACGAGTTTCTTGTAGAGCTGAAACATCGGGTAATCGGACTCGGCGAACTTTTTCAGGATCCAGAACTTTTTCGAGATCGAACCGGCGTTAAGGGTTGCGATCTTCGGATCCGTTCCATCCTGGACCCAGTTGGACATCAGGACGGCTGCGAGTAGGCGATCGAAAGAAAGCGCTGAAAATTCAATCGGAACACCGCCGCCGACCGAACTGGCTCCGATCTGGGGCTCGGCCGTCGCGCGCCCGGGGAGCAGCTCGTTTGATTTGAGTACCTCGGTTGTACCGTCCAGGCTGTCGCTCTGGTTGCGGAGATACATAGCAGGGGTCGAGGTTGCGGGGATTACTCCGAGTCCATTGTACTGCCCGATATACAGGGCGCGGTTTGCACCGGATTTCTTTCTTGCCATACTATTCTCCTTTAATTTTCGAGATCAGCTTTATATTCAATCCGGACTGGTAGCCGGTAATGCGCCTGGTTAACGCCTTCATGTTCAGAAAGCAAATTGGTGCTTCGATGGATATTTACCACCTCAACACCTGAAAAAAACGAGCCGCGCTTAAAAAGTCCCGCGATCATGTTATATCGATAATTCGACATTTCCTTTCCACTATTCAACGGAACACAAATCGTCACCTGGAACAAACCAGTCCAACGGTTCTGACCCGATTCACCCAATTCTGACTGAACCGGAGGCGCCGGAAGGAAATCAACTTCATACCATCCACCTTCGGCGGGCGGCGTAAACGATTCATTTTGGTAGGCCGTATTCGTGCTCGTTATGTATTTCGTAAGCGTTTTCAGAGCGGTGATCAGCGTTTCTTCGATAAATGTATCTGTCACTTCCCTACCTCGCTTATTGCTTCCGTCAAGGTTGCCCCTGCCTCGAGCATCGAAATACCAAGCATTCCCTGGGGGGCCTGCTTGCTGAATCCGTTTACCGTTTTTCCGGTTGGGCTCTTCGGCCCATATCCGCCGTATTCGATCTTTTCGATGTACGGTAAGTTATTCTGAAAGATTATCTTCTCATCACCTTTCGCAGAATCGATTATCGCTTTTCCTTTATCCAAATAGTGGCCGCGGTTGGCTGCCACGACTTCGCTGGTCTGATTATTCAAAGTTACCAGCCAATTTTGTCGGGCTCCGCCTTTATCAACAGGTGTTCGCATAACAATCTTGGCATACATAGCAAAAGCAAAATAACGGCGCACATCTTCCATTTTAGTTTTCTGTTGGGCCGCCCATTTTTCCAGATCAAGCGACCACTGGGACATTTTTCAGCTTCTCTTTGAAAACAGCGATTTTCGCCAATATCTTTCGTTTGATCGGAATCCAAAGAAGATTGAACGCGAAGGACAAACGCAGCTTGAAACCGTACTCAAGCTTGCACTGACCATGGTCAGTGCAAGCTTGTTTTGATTTTTGCGAACTGATCGGCGAATAGCTTTCGCATTTTTCGAGTTCATTACTTCCTCCCCTGAATCGTGTACATGATCACCGTCTTTCCATCCGGAGCGAGCTTCGCGCAGTTCATAACCCGGTAGGTATCCAGACCGACGACTATCTTGTCTTTTCCGATGGTCGGCTCCACATCGAGCGAACAAAGCAGCTTTACATCGCCCGCCTGGATTGCCGTCCCATCAACCATGGAAGCTGAGTATCCCGTCGGAAGGCAAAACCCCGGGTAATCGTCAAAATTCTCAACCAGGGCGTCGAGTTCAGGGCTGTAAACAGGTGCTCCAATAGGTTTCTTCAACGTGCATTTCGCGCCGGATTTCTTGAGATCTTTTCTGACCCCTTTCGCATCACTGGCATAGCTCATACGCGCGTCACCTTCGCACATGCGAAGCCCGTCGAGGGAGCGACATACAAACCCTTCAAAAGAAGGTTTAAGACGCTGTAGACGGTTGGCTGGGCAGGCTTGAGCGCAGATGATTCAGCCTGGTATTCTGTTTCAAGAACATCAGTTTTTTTCCGGATGATCTTTCCATTGGAATCGGCTTCGGTGAAGAATTCAGCATCGGTTGATGATAGAAACGCTGCTTCCGCGATTGCTTTCTTGAGCGCCGCAGGGACACCGGTGATATCGAAACCGTCGCGATCGATAAGAAGGATAGAATCACCCAACGAATCAACCCCGGCGATTCTCGGCCACTTAAGGCCCTGCGCTGCAGTTCCTTTCGAGCCGATCCAGGGTAACGATTCATCAACAAACTGGGTAGCGGCAATCAAGGCGACAGTCTTAACCGGTTCGGTGAGTAACGCCCATGCAGAACGACCGCGATCCGCCTGATAGGTATCAGCGAAAGCGATATCGATGTATGAGTTTGCGTCAGCTATTCCGGTACCGGTTTCGACTATCAGGGCCATGGTTAAACCTGTTCCTTGATGATGGCTTCAGCTTCCGCGATCAGGGCTGTGAGTTTATTGACGCTCATCGAGGGGATTGCGGAAGGAGATGCATGGACAGCTTTCGGATTCGATTCCTTGAGGGAGAGGGCCTTCGCGACCAGGGCGGATTTGTCATCGCCACGGGTATCGTCAGTGTTATCCGCGATCAGGGCGGTGAGTTCGTCGGCGGTCATCGATTCAAGTTCTGCGGGATCGCCGAGGTCAAGTTCAAGGGCACGGGCCAGAAGGACCGCTTTGTCATCGCCGGAAGGAATTCCCATTTCGTAGGGTTCACCCACAACTTTCCATCCGCGGGATTCAAGCGCCGGGATATCCTGTTCCTGGACCTCAGTGGTGGTCGGTGCATTCGGTACTTCCGGAACATCGCGAATCATCTTCACAAGTTTCATTTGGTTTCCTTTTCTGAAAATAGCCTCGACCGGTTAAGGCCGAGGCTCAGTTTGTTAGCCGAGGAGGTTGACGATGTGCTCGCTCTTGATGACCGAAACACCCCATGCCAGACAAATTTCATACTTCACCTGGCGGTACTGGCGATAAACGCGAACCTCGAAGGTTAACCCAGTGATGGGATCTGAAATCATCATTGAATCGTCGGCAGAGTCACCGCCTTCGGGTACTGCCGGCGCACGAGCGGCAAGTACAATAGCGCTGCGGGCGAAAGCAATATTCGGGGTAAAGCTGGCACCGATCGTCATTGCCTGGGAGTCAACAAGGGCTGCAAGAAGTCCGGGTTTGTTGAGAGCCATGGTTCCGGGAGCGGCAAGGCCTGTACCAACGACATATTTGTTAGTGTCTCCAGCAAAGGTTACAACGTCACCAGCGAGAAGAGTTCCGGAACCAGTTTTCAGGGTAATGGAGTTTGCGCCGATAGCAGATGCACCGTTTGCGACATACAGCATACCGCCACCTTTGGTGACAGCAACGAGACCCGCAGATTCACGAAGTGCCATTTTCATGATGCGGTCGGTCATGCCGTTACGGAGCATATCGTTGGTACCTGCTTCATTTACCTTGAACAATACAGACTGTTTTGCGCGAAGATTCGAAATAGCAGTTGAGTTAAGGACAAGCTGCAGATCGGTATCAGGTGAGCCGTTGTCTTTCAGAATTTTAAGAACTCCAGCGAAATCGCTGAAATCACTTGCGGTTCCGAATGGAGCGGTACCGGCGGTTCCATAGGCACGAGACGCACCCTTATAAGCAGCGGCCGCAAGATCAATTTCGACCGCGTTGACGAGCTTACGCATACCGTCGGCGAACTGATCAGCAAGTACCTTGTTAAACTGACCGGTAGTTCCAACACCTTTCTGCTCCTCACCATTCCAGCGAATGGGGGCGGCATACTGTTTAGTAATCGCCACATCGGCATATCCGACAGTGGTGTCCCCGGTAGCGGCAGGGGCCGGACCAGCGGTAATTGCTTCGAGCGCACCGGATTCACCGATCGGTACGCGAACAACCTGGTTGATAGCAGCGCGTTCAGCATTGGAGTCGGAACGGACAGCCGTAATAAATCCCACCATTTCGCGGGATACAACATTCATTGCTTCGTACAGAGTGGGGATTAACCCCGTCAGGCTATTTGCCATATAAAGGCTCCTTTTTAATCAACAACAGCGATCTTGTCGACCGTCACTGCTTTGGTTTTTGCGGCGGCATCAAGCGCTTCGAAGTCAGCGCGCTTCATGGTTTTGGCACCGGAGTTGTTCGCGTTGTGGCTTCCGCCCGCCCCGCCTCCGGAGTTCGTTTCCTGAACAAAATATTTACCTTCAGGCGTTCCGAGGTATGCCGCAAGAGTATCTTTGACCGTTTTGTTTTCGCCGGACAGAAACATTTCCTTTCCGTCGATCGTCTTCCGGTCAAACTGGTTGCGCACATAGAACAGGTCTCGAAGGGCACCTTTCACCTCGGGCTTGATACTGGTATTCCCATCAAGCGCCTTTTCGAACTCCGAAACGCTCATGAGTTCGGTAATACGTTTGGAGGCAGTATCCCGTTCTACAGAAAGATTCGTGACCTTTAATTCGTATTCCTCGGTCAGGCGCTTTTTCTCGGCTTCGTAAAAAAGCTTTGCCTCTTCAGATCCGGAAGACTTCACCTTGTCGGAAAGTTCCTTGATCTGTCTGTCGTACTCGGCGGCCTTGGTTTCGAACTCTTTCAGTTTCGTGAGTGCGGTGTCTTTCTCACCCTTGATCACATCGCGATTCAGTTTGAGCCCGTTCACATCAGCGTCGAATTCGGCGAGAATAGCCTTCACCTTGGCGTCCGCTTCACCTTCTCCTGAAAGTGTCTTGGTCAGAAATTCTGCATTGATTGGCATGTTGTCTCCTGCGCTCCTGCGCGATATGTAGCGTGATTTGTTTCATCCGGCTCCTGCCGTTGCGCCCAGCGCTGATAAAACGTGTAGATCAGATTTGTTTGAGGTAAGTGTATACACGGGAAATTAAATAGCGCAAGTGCGGAATATTCAATCAAATGTTAGTGTTTTCGTTATTGTGTTATAAAACTACATACAGGGTTATAAAGATTTAATGCAGTTCGTGGAGCATTATATCTTTGTGTATATTTCAGATACCAAAAATAAAATTACAATATTTTCAAAAATCGATAAAAAAAGACGCCGGAATGGGCGCCCTTAGAAGTGAACGTGGAAAAATACTAAAATACGGCATTATCCGGAACCGCTTCCCAGTCGTTTTCTTCAGACTCTATCGAGTCGAACACGAATGAGGTGATCAGGGCATATGCGGGGATTTCCTGAGATAAATACTCTGATTCGATTACGTCAGGATGAAATCCAACAGATCCGTGATTGATTTTTGATTCTTCAGTGGCTTTATGAACAGCTTCCTTGTCACCAGAAAGTTCCCCTTCGGTGTAATTCAGAGTGTATTTGCCTTTGTTAATGAATCCAGTAATCGTAAACATCATACCCCCAAAAGAAGCCCAATGATAAATGAATCAAAATCATCGTCATCGCCTTTAATATACGCATGATTTTTCAATTTTTCAATGCCCATGCTTAATATTTCATAAGCACTTCCGCCATAATCCTTGCCAACATACGGATCCCTGAACTTATCTGGCCGCGCTTTTTCAGTAAGAGGATAGTTTATTGGCGTCAGATTTCGAAGATATTGTAATTGTTCTCCGGCTGTCCTTCGGTTGTAAAACTCTTTCTCTGCGGCGACTATTTCAGGCTTAATTGCTTCCATGCGATGAGCTAACTCATGAACAGCGCAATCCGTTCGCTGAGAAACACTGAAAATCGGTTTATTTCCGTGGGCGTAATATCCTCGTTGGATTTTCTTGAAAAGAATCGGATTTCGATTGGATTGGGATACCGACTTTGTTATCCAATCACGAGGATAATAGGCTTGAGCTCTAACCATCTCATCCTTCGCATAATTATTCGAGCCTTTTGCATATCCATGTTTTTCAGGTGAATCGAATTCCCGATAACGCTTGAGAACCGTAAAAACATCTACCCCGTCTTTTCGTGCTTGTTCGAGTACGAGCATTCCTGCCTTTGTTATATCTTGTTCATTTTTCAATGATGATCCAATAGCTGTTTGAATTTTATCTTTCGGACCAATAACCGCCGTTCCTTCAAACTCTTTCCATTTTGAAAGATTTACTGTTCGACCATCAGAAGTAAAACCCTTTAATGACGCACCATTCTTGAAAAGTGCATACCTGGCAGGTCCTAAAATATCCCGCTGCCGATCCTCACTTTGATTCCGGAGCCAATCTTCATAGGTCATGTTCCCTGGGACCGCGCCGTCAACTGAAGCGCGTTCGGTGATACCGAGCCCTTCCCAACCCTTGAGGATCGGTAAATACAGCCCGCGGCATCCGTAGTGCGCGGGGAGCGCCGGAGCAACCTCGAGCGACTTATAGATTTTCCCATCCTCAACGCCGCAAGCCAGGCAAGTACGGGTATCGAGCGTTTCAATACGCTGGTACCCCTGGAAGATATCCTCGTTTTCCCGATAGACCGAATTCCGGGCCTGTTCGGCATAGTGGGAGATCATTGTCCGGGTATTTGTCTCGAGCGCACGCCGGAGCGCCTGGATCTGTCCGACGGTACCCTCTTTGACGCTTCCGAGTACCCGCCTGTTAATCTGCTGCGCGGTTTCACCCATGAGGTAACCGGTCCGGACCGACATATCCCAGGTGGAATACAATTTGCTGTCGATATCATTAAGCATTTTCGTGAAAGACTGACTCGAAGCGAAAGGCATGAATGTCGCCGCGGTGTAAACCTGTTTCGGCGCCGGGAGCGTAAGATCGAGATTCACGCCGACGGCTTTGTTGATCATCCCGACAGTAGAAATGATCTCTGTATTCACAAATTCTCCCAGATTGAGCGTAAGCTGCTTGTCCATCGTCTCACGGGCCTGTGAGCTGATGCTCTGAATCTCCCGCATGATATCCAGGTAACGCTTCCTTGTCGCGGCACCGTTTGTCCGACGCACTACCGCTTTTGCCTGCTCATTGGCATTATCCAATACCTCGAGCAGCTGATTTACCTCGTGCGTTTTGTAGCGCTCGAAGTAAACGGCGTGGGAAATCATGCTGTCGAGAAGGGATTCATTCGCGGTCATGCAGTTTGTGTTCCTTTATTTTTCGATTCAGTTCCTGCTGGATCCGTCAAATCATCCCCGTCCGTTCCATGTTTCACACCTTCCTTGGCGAGTTCATCAACGAACTGATCGAGATCCATTCCCGGCGGTGTATATTCCCCATGCTGCAGGTTCCAGAAATAGACTGTCTCAGGGATTTTCCCCTGAAGCCGAGCATTTGTCAGGGCAGCGAATGACTGCGAATCCATGCCGGCGACATCATAATCGGTATTCAGCTCGTAAGTGGCTTTCTCGGATCCGGGGATTCCCGCCCATTCGCCGATCAGGCGGATCACTTGGGTGATCGTATTGGCCATGTTCTGCGCGAAGGCACCGAGGACCGCATTCTCGCCGGCGCGGTGGATTTTGGCGGCTTCAGCGGATTCGATGCCCTTTTTCTCGGCCGAGATGATTCGGGCGCCGAGGATGGCCATGCGTTCCTCACAGTTCTGGATAGCTTTTTCACCTTGATCGAGGCCTTTGCCTTCGAATTCGAGATAACTGACGACTGCATCAGGTTCAGGAAATATCAGGAATGTGGATCCTCCGAGTTTTATCGGAATTACTTCACCGGTTTTATCGTCACGAGCTGCATTATGACCTGTCGCATATGGAGTCGGTACCCCGGTCCAGTGTAGACCGTTCTCGTAATCGGCCATTTTCTGGAAGTGCCCGAT